TTATCGGCTTACAAGCCGTTTCAATCAATTTTAGGGGTATCCAATGAATCAAGATAACGACAACCTGCTACCAGTTGCTACCTGGCAAACTCAAAGCCGAGGGGATAACGACAGCGAATATCAAATCTACCTGGCTTGCGCCAATGATGGAAAAGGTGGCGATATAACCCGAAATGGTAAACCGCTAAAAACCTATGACCAGTGGCTGAATAGTTAAAAGCCGTTTTAAGCCGTTTTTAAGGGTGAGTGATATCCTCGCTTACCCTTTTTCGTTTTATCGCCGCTATGGGGCTCTAATCGCTTCCTAGCGGCATTGTCATCAGGAGAACTGTATGCAACCCAAGCAAAAACTGTCGATAGTCAAAAATTCTCCCGCGCGCGCACCCGCAGATACGGACAAGCCGACAAGCATCCTTGACCAAAGATTTCGTTATCAAGGTTCTGTCGAAACCGATCTCCGCGCCAGGTTCAAAGCAATGGGATTCAAAACCCCAAAACCCAAGAAACCCCAATTCGGAAAATAACCCCTGCTTAATTTTTAAGCAAATCGGGTTTTTCCATATATATATTTTTTAAGAAATATAACCATTATCGATAATACTACGCAGTAGTATTAAAGGAACTAGTAATGTAGTAGTACTAATGTAGAACAGTACTATATCTATATAATCAAGAATCATGCCAGTAAGTTATCCACATAGTTATCCCCAGCTTTATCCACAGGCTATTGACTATTGTGAAACGATAGAAATTACTCATTGTTAAAGTTGTTTGTGTTACTGTAATGTCCGGTTGTGCAATTTCGCACAGCGATTAGAACCTTGAAAGGGGATTAGTTATGACGTATTTGAAAGACATCAAGCTGTGCGTAGACTGCGCGTTCTACGGCAACCAGCACGGTCAGCGGGATCGCTGCATCAATCCAGAAGTTACCGAGGTCAGCATGGTAACTGGCAAGGAAGACTACCCTTATTGCTTTGCCCAACGTCAGTCCTACCGGCTTGGTGACTGCGGTCAGTCTGCGCGTTTCTTTGTCCTGAATGAAGACAGGCAAATAGAGCAGGAAAAGCGCCGCCAGGAGTTCGAGGAAGCTATGCGTGACTGTCCGTTCTGAGGGGATCACATGACTACAGACATACACACTTGCCATGCTGACTGCCAGCGCCCTGTGTGCGTTCTGGTGCGGGAAGCTGTCGCAGCAGAACGTGAAGCCTGTGCCAAGGTCTTAGATGAGATGGCGGCTAAAGACAAGCTGTCTAACTACTACCAAGTAGCTGCACTTGCTATCCGTGAAAGGGGTGCGCCGTGACTGATGACATTGGAGATCGTTTTGCACACAGGCTTGCGGTAATGCTGGAGTGCGCTTTGCTTGATCCTACAGGCACTTGGAACGATGGACACGCGCTACTGGACGAGTATCGACAGGCATTGCGTGAGCGTGACGATGCTTTGGGTATTCCGTATGTATCCGGCTTTGGAAAGGATTGATATGAGCAAACTCAAAACCGCAACTATCCCTGACCACCACAAGGTGCAGGCAAAGATTATTCTGAACGAAGCTATCGACGAGGAACCAGACAGCGTAATTGTGCTGTGCTTCTGGAAAGACCGAGGGCAGTTCAAGATCAAGACTAGTACAGCATCTGATCGGCTTGTAATTATTGGTGCGTTAGAAGAAGCGAAACTTAAATTTCAGATGAATGGGTATGTATGAAACCAATCGCATGGATAAAAGTACGAGAGCTATCGTATATGCAAGCCGTTGCTGAACGTGGTGCAACAGAGTGGAAAATGCCCGCGCCATCGAAGCCAAGCTGAAGGAAAAGAACACATGAAGAAACTAATCTTTTTCTCAGTTTTGCTAGCAAATCCCGCTTTTTCTGAAGAATGGTGGGAAGCCAGAACCCAAGCTGGCGGCAAGATCGTACTGACCACGCAGACTGCTGACTGGTGTCCTAAAAACTTCTTGATTGGCTACATAGAAACATCCAAGCAAGACGCTTTCTATGGCTGCTGGACAGCCGCTAATGACCGTATCCATCTAAAGCTGAAAGACGGAACGATCAAAGTCTATGACAAGGAAGGATGGGTCTACAAAAATGATAACAAATGAAGTGAATCAACTGCCCTGGTCGCTCACCTGTGACATTGCCTGTCGCGCAATGCTACTCAACATTACCTTTGAGCAAGCAGTTCAAATTGCTATCCGTCAATACTTAGAAGTTACTAAAGGGGAAACGAATGACAAGTCCTAATCAATCTGATTTCGCACCAGAGATTCGGCGTTCTGCTTGGTGGTCTGGTGACAGCCGTAAAGCTGCTAATGGCAAAGCCGCTGATGTCATCCTAGAGAAGCTAGGCAAGAAGGAAGTGCCTGATCTGTCCGGCATAGAAGCTGTCCAGATGGGCAAAGTAATGGAACCTACCATTGCCAGACTGTTTCAAGACAAGCACAGGATCGAACTGAAGGACGCAGACTATGCACTGGCACATCAAGATGAACTCTGGCTGCGCTCTCACTTTGATTACATCTCAGCAGATGGACGCATACTCGTTGAATGCAAGAATTACAACGCTGGGGTTATGTCTAAGTTCGACGAAGAAACAGGTGTGGTTCCTGCTGCTGATATGGCGCAACTCATCCATGAAGCTGCCGTACATAACGTGGATGAGATTTACCTTGCAGTCCTGTTTGGTGGGCAAGCCTTCCGCACCTACCACTTCAACATCACGCCAGAGATGAAAGAAGACCTGATCCGACAAATGGCAAAATTCTGGGGGATGGTAGCGACAAATACCCTGCCAGAACCTGATTCTCTTGACAGCGTAAAACTTATCTACCCTGAGTCCACAGAAGAAACCATTGTGGCTTCTGGCGCTGTCGAGAAAGCCTGCGAAGCCTTGAAAGCCTACAAGTCCAAGATTAAGGAACTGGAGGAACAGTCAGAGGCTCTGGAGGTCGCTATCCGTGGCTACATGGCAGAGAAGGGTACGTTGACAGACTTAGGTGGCAGAACCCTAGCAACGTGGCGCACCGCTAAGTCTTCCAGCAAGTTTGATAGCAAGCTATTCCAGCAAGCCATGCCAGATATTTACAACAAGTTTGTTGTGGAAACCCCAGGCTCACGCCGATTCCTTTTGAAATAGGAGATGAGAAATGAGTAACTTAGTACCCGTTCAAGACATAGAGCGCATGGCATTAGCTGTGGCTAAGTCCGGTCTATTTGGTGTCAAGACCGCAGACGAAGCTATGGCACTAATGCTGATAGCCCAAGCAGAAGGTCAGCACCCTGCTATAGCTGCGCGTGACTATCACATCATCCAAGGCAGACCAGCACTCAAAGCTGACGCAATGCTGGCACGTTTCCAAAACTCAGGCGGCAAAGTCGAATGGAAGGATTACACAGATGAGAGAGTCGCTGGCGTTTTCAGTCATCCTGCTGGTGGCAGTATCACTGTTACTTGGACGCTTGATCAAGCAAAGCATATCGGTCTGGTCAAGCCTAGTAGTGGATGGGTTAAGTACCCAAGGGCGATGCTTAGAAGCCGCTGCATTAGCGAGGGCATACGGGCTGTCTACCCAGGCTGCGTGGTCGGGACGTACTCGGTGGAGGAAGTCCAAGACTTTGACGATAAACCAGCGAAGGTTAGTGCGCCAGAGGTTAAGGATATGGGAGCAGCAGAGATCGTCGAAGACATAGCAAATGCCAAGAAGGTAGGTGAGGATTTTTTGCCTCTTTACATTCCAGGTCAGGACGAACCATACGATACAGCGGTGAGTTTAGAAGATTGGGAGAGTATCTTTTACCAAATGATTTCAAAGGTAAAAGCAGGAAAGCTGGATGACAAGCAGAAGCTAGAGAAACTCAAAGCCTTCAAGAAAGCAAACCAGCACGTTATTGAAAACATGACGCCAACAGCAAAGACCAAAGTTTTGGCGGCAGTCACTACCTTGGAGGAAGCATGAAACAGCATCAGTCAGAAGCAGGGAAGGGCGTTCTATTCCAGAACGATAAGAAAGCACCAGGATCGGCACAACCTGACTACAAGGGCGTGATCACCATTGACAGAGATGTTAAGGCCGGTGAGCAGATCAAGCTAGCTGCTTGGAAGAAAGCCACCAGAGTTGGTGAGTTGATTTCTCTGGCACAGGATAACTGGACACCTGACCCTAATTACCGCAAGCCACCAATGGAAGCGCCAGCGCCTACATTGAAGAAGCCGCGAGAGTATGACCCATTTAAGGACGATGAAGTTCCGTTCTGATGGCTAAGTCTAGTCCTACACAACGAAGTCTTGAGCATCTGCGGGAGCAGGGCTATTTCTGCGCGATAGTAGAAAAGTGGAATAGCTTTACTAAGCAGCGGCAAGACTTGTGGGGCTGGTGCGACATCTTGGCTATTCGTGAGAACGAAGTGTTAGCAGTTCAAGTGACTAGCACAGGTGTCGCAGAGCGCATCAAGAAGATTCAAGAATCACCCACAGTTGCGTTAGTCCGTAAGGCCGGTATCCGAATAGAAGTACATGGACACAGAAAGAATTCTAAGGGAAAATACGTCATGCGTATTGAGGACATCTCTTAGGAGTAATTATGGAAATTTGGGTTCCTGTATATGGCTTTCCAAACTATGAAGTTTCCGATATGGGTAGAGTCAAACGTATTTCTCACATTGCACATCATTCTCGCTATGGAGATAGAAATTTGCCGGAACGGATGTTAAATCCCAAAAAAAACGGTGATGGCTATTGGCGAGTCAAGATTGGTGGGAAATTACGTTTTGTTCATGTTTTAGTTCTTGAATCTTTTATTGAACCTAGACCTAATGGAATGCAAGCCTGTCATAACAATGGCAAGCCAGGGGATAACAGGCTTGAAAATCTTAGGTGGGACACGCCATCCAACAACGTAGCAGATAGAAAACTTCACGGGACTTATCAATGGGGTAAAAACAATCCTTATTGGAAATCACTTAAGAATGTTAAAGGCAGATACGTTTTGAGAGTGGAGGATATTTCATGAACGCAGCAAACCTAGAGAAGTCAGATCGTCTAAAGCGTGTGCATAACCTGCTTGCTGGTGGCGGTGAACACACAACCTTAGACATTATTCAAAAGGCTGGTGTATGCGCTGTCAACAGCATCATTAGCGAACTAAGAATGAACGGTTATTCCATTGACTGTCAGCGCCGTGCTGACAAATGGTTCTACAGGATGAACAAATGAATAAACTATTTATCGCCACACCGATGTATGGTGGCTCTTGCTTTGGGTTCTATACGCAGTCACTGCTGCAACTAAATAACATGATGCGTGATAAGAACATTCCTAGCATGATGTCTTTCATCTTTAACGAAAGCCTGATTACTCGCGCCAGGAACGCACTTGTTCACCAGTTCCTAAAGACTGACTGCACCCATCTGTTCTTTATTGACGCTGACATACGCTTTAATGCGGCTGATGTCTTTCCTATGCTAGACGCAGACAAAGACATTATCTGCGGTATCTATCCTAAGAAAGAGATCAACTGGAATACCGTACAAAGAGCAATGGACGCCGGTGTTGCCTACGATCAACTCAAGTACCACACAGGTAGCTTTGTGGTGAACTTGGTGGGCTATGCGGGTGAGGTGACTGTGCCTATTGATCAGCCGGTAGAAATCTGGAACGGCGGTACAGGCTTCATGATGATCAAGCGGGAAGTGTTCGAGAAGCTGTCAGAGGTCGTACCAGCCTACACCAATGATGTGACTGACCTAGCTGGCAACATGAAGAATGATGAGATCAAAGAGTTCTTCACCACCAGCATCGAACCAGGCACTAACCGGCTGCTGTCAGAGGATTACCATTTCTGCCGAATCTGGCGTGAGAATGGCGGTCAAATCTTTGCAGCACCTTGGGCGCATCTCGCGCACGTTGGCAGCTATGTTTTTGAAGGTGCGCTAGCACCAGCACCCTGAGGAGAAATCATGACAGAGGAAACAACACTCACTCCAAACAATGACATCTTTGACATCATCAAGGATGAGTTCAAACTGAGAAATGATCGGGAACTGTCAGAGTTCTTGGAGATCACGCCTTCTGTGTTGAGCAGACTGCGGCACGGGAAGATGACATTCACGCCAACCTATCTGCTAGCAGTACATGACGCGACAGATTGGAGTCTAAACAAGATACGAGGCTACCTGCCAGGTAGTTCTATCCAGTGAGTATCATGTTTATCGCAGGAATGCTGGCAGGCGCAGGACTGACTATCCTTATCTTGTTGTTTTTCGTTTGGCTGTTTTTGCTGACTTCCTAAAAGCGGCTGCGGTGGGAGCGCCTTTACTTCCTGGCGCTCTCATTCTCTCACCACTGCCAGACTTAATCCTTGCTCTCTTGGCATGGATGTTTGCGTAGAGTCCTTCTTTCATTTGACACCCCAAAAGTATAAGTCGTGAACCGTATCATTACTTATAAATTCATATACTTTAAAAACGCTTAAATCTATTTCCTGCTGCACATCTTCTTCAGTCAAGTTGCGGTAGTAGTCACCACAGAAGGGAGCGTCATGCGGGTTGCTGCGCCTCGTACCATGCTCTGCCCTTCCAGTGGTCGCACAGCTAAAGAAGACCAGGCCAGAAGACATCCTGATCATGTTCTTGAGTGTTGCTACCCAAGCAGGATTATGCTCGAAGCACTCACAGCTAGCAGTAACATCAAAATTGCCATCAGGATAGGCGAGGTCTTCTCCTCTAGCCACCACATCAACATCGGCTCCTGCGCCAAGATCAACGCCAACATAGATACATTGCTCAAAAAAGGGACGTATTGATCCATTGATGTTTAGACTGCCCACTTCCAGCACGTTCTTACGAACAAAGTAATCAGGGAACTTTGCTTTAAGACTGGCAACGAATTCGATCTGCGCCGGATGGCTCACCGGCAACCCCACCGCTTCCTGGCTGCTTTACCACGCTCACCTGTCCAGTTACGGCTACGGGCGCAGA